GCGGAGGATGTACCTCCTGCCCCACCAGCAGATTGTGTGCCGCCACTACCGCCATCAGTGGGTGCTGCTGTAGCATCTTCACCAATCGAACCGCCACCAGCACCACCAGAACCACTGGGACCATGATCACTAGCACCACCACCAGAACCAGCAATAACAATTGTGCTTCCATGAATATCATCAGTTGGACTACTTGATGGTTCTAAGAAAACACCGACTAGACCACCGCCTTGCCCATCACCTATACCACCACCAGGATTACCAGTTGCTGCTGGTGTGTTTGGTGCTGGATTTCCACCGGGAACTCGACCGGGAGCGTTACCGCCAGTACCAACAGTAACATAAAGATTTGTACCAGGGGTGATTGTGTATGATGATTGAGTAAAACCACCACCTCCAGCGGGACTATTTGAACTGCCGCCACCACCGCCAGCACCCCATGCTTTAATTGTAATAGAGTTACCTGCTCCACCAGATGATGGTCTAGGAAATGCACTATCCGGCACATTATAGGTAGTTGAAGAATATCTTGCGTTGCCTTTTGTGACACGGACCTCATCCATAAAACCAGCGAAGCCTGTGCTATCTAATGGACCACTACCAACTCTGAGAGCGTTGCCACTCAATCCAGAAGTTGTGAATGTGCCTTCAGCAACACTAACACCATCTAGTGAAATGACAAGATTGTTGGATGCTCTTGAGAATGAAACAAACTGCCAAGCACCTGTTGTTACTTGCGTGCCTGATGATTGTGTTAAGGTAGTTGCGCCATGATATGCTGTTAGAAAAGAGTTGCCACCACTTGTAGTGATACCGAAGTTTACGCCATCAGTAGTCAAAGAAGCGATGACGTTATTGCCTGATAATGATGTTGGATAAATCCAACCCTCTACTGTTAGGTCACCACTTAAATCAAATTCACCTGATATACCAGTTTCAACATAATCTCCAGTACCATCTAATTTTAAAGATGTAATTCCAAACTTTGCTTGTTCTGAACTTGAGGTGGCATCACCATAAACCTGTACACTGGCAGTATTTGCAAAATCCTGAATAGTCATGAATTAATCTCCCGTTGTACTTAAAAGGAACGACACATTAGCTTCTAATGCATCTGTGTCAAAACTTCCACCATCACGCACACCAAACGCTCTAGCAATATATGTATTCGTATTTGCTAAAGCACTGTTAAAAACGGTAACGTCCGTTTTAGCGTTCCAATCGTCGCCGCCTACAAAAGAAGTAGCGTTTGCATAATAAGATACAGATGTTACGACAGTTTGCGTTAATTGCCTATCGCCAAAGTCACCTGTTGTTTTTTGTAATTCGTTTGTGCCATCAAAAAGATCAAAGACGGAAGATGAATTAGCAGATATGATACGCCGATCTTTTACGTTAATCGCTAATTCACCTTCCTCCAATGAAGATGGTCTTACACCAGCAGTGCTGGATCTTTTTAGTTTAATAATTGAAGCCATCTAATTATCCCCTAACTTAGTAAGTGCCGCCATCAGCAGTTGCTGCTTCGGTAGCAATATATGCATTAGTGTTTGCTAGTGCTGCATTATGAACACTAATGTCTACTTTTTGTGCCAAGAGACTATTATCAACAACGGAGTTTGCAAAGCCAGATACACTTGTGACAACCAAATCGCTTGGTGTTAAGTCTTCGACTGCCGTTTGTCCAACAGAGACAGCTTTTGCACCACCAGTAAAGACCTGGAATACACCAGTTCCGTTTGATGAATACAATTTTTGGTCTTTGACGTTAAGTGCCAATTCACCAGTTTCAAGATCTGATAAATTTGGTGTTGCTCCAGCCGTACTAGACCTTTTTAGTTTAATAATAGATGCCATCTAGTCAACCCCTTTCTTAATCTACGGTAGTACTGGGAGAGCCGAAGCCCTCCCAGCGATTTTAGTAATGTAGATTAGAAAGAACCACCGTCAACAATGGCGTCTAACTGACCGATAGCATAACCAGTACCACCAGTATCAACTGTTACTGTTGGATCTGCTTCCAAGTCCTTAAAGACTTTGAAGATGCCATCTGTGGCATCACGGAAGATACCAGCATACTTAGCAGTTGAACCTTCGTCATACAAGGCATAGAAACCAGTATCAACAGCATCTGTTTGGTTATTGGATGCCAACTTGATTAATGGATCCATAACTTCTAGAGTTGTTGTTGAGATGTAGGTTACTTCACCTTCAACGGTTAGGTTGCCGTCGATGTGTGTGTTACCAGCAACTGTCAAGTTTGTGCTGATAGATGCACGACCTGTATGGTCCCAATGACCAGTTGATGCTGGGTCAGCAACAGTTAGATAGCTGCTTGAAAGTGATGTGCTTAGACCGTCAATACGAGCGTTTGTATTGGCAAGAGCAGCACGTTCAGAAGCGACTTGAGTGTCCAAGTTGCTTTGTGTAGCAGCAATGTAGCTGTTTGTGTTAGCAAGATCTGATGCTTGTTTTGCTTCTTGTGTGTCAAGAGCAGACTGAACACTAGCAATGTAAGTGTTGGTGTTAGCTAAGTCACTTGCTTGTTTTGCTTCCTGTGTATCCAAAGCACTTTGAGTGTTAGTATTCAAAGTACGGATAGCAGTGTTGGTAGCAGTCAAGTTAGTGTTTAGTAGGTTGATACGAGCAGTTTGTGTATCAACGTTGGTTTGCGTAGCAGCAATGTAGCTGTTAGTGTTAGCTAAGTCGCTGGCTTGCTTTGCTTCTTGTGTATCCAAAGCACTCTGTGTATTTGTGTTTAGAGTACGAATAGCAGTGTTAGTAGCAAGCAAGTTGGTGTTCAACTGAGCAATTGCCAAGTTGGTGTTACCAAGAGCGCCACCTGATGAAGCCTGGACACTAGCAATGTAAGCATTGGTGTTAGCCAAGTCACTTGCTTGCTTTGCTTCTTGAGTGTCAAGAGCGTTCTGTGTGTTTGTATTCAATGTGCGGATTGCTGTGTTAGTAGCGGTCAAGTTAGTATTAACAAGATCGATACGAGCAGCTTGTGAAGCAATTGAACTATTGGTGTTAGCTAGGTCTGATGCCTGTTTTGCTTCTTGAGTGTCAAGAGCAGACTGGACAGAAGCAATAGCTGCGTTTGTGTTAGCAAGAGCTGCTTCGCCAATACGGACAACAGCACCGCCAGCTTGCTTAGAATAGATTACACGGTCTGCAAGGTTAATCGCAACCTCACCTACCTCTAGGTCACCAGCGGCTGGTGTTGCACCTGCGGTACTGGACCGTTTAAGTTTAATTACGGAAGCCATTTTTTAATATTCTCCTATAGGATTAATTTATTTTTTTGACATACGTGGAAGACCACCTCGGATAACATGTTTCCCCAAAGGGGTCGTTTTTGGTTTATCCTCTTCAGAATGAGGATAGACCTCATCATTGATATTTTCAACCGGGTTCATGTCGTATACTTCACCATCATAATCACTTTTACCACCGAAAAGATTACCGAACATATTAGTAAATTTGGTGTTCTGTTTATTCTTCTCTGTGAATTTCTTTTCTAGATAAGATAACTTATCTTGAATGACTTTATTTAGTCTTTCTACTTCTTTAACTCTCTCGTTTAGATAGGTATTTTGAGACTCTAATATTAAATTTTTTTTAATGAGTTCATTAATATGTTCTTGTTGTTTATCTATATAGGTATTGATAACCTCTAATTTTTTACCATCGATTTCTTCCATTTTACTAGAAATCTCCACCATCTAAAATGTTTACGCCAAAGGTTGGTGTACCATTTGCAGCGATTTGAAGGATGTTACCATTCGCACCTGTAGCAAATCCCATTGTTGTAGTATTTGCACCAAATAGAACGCCGTCTTTCGTTAATGAACTGACACCTGTACCACCTTGTTCTACGCCGAGAACGGTCGATAGAATAAGTGTGGTGATTGTAGTGTTGCCAGTGAAGACCTGATTAAAGTTGTTAGCAGAACCACCGCCGACACCAAATGAACCAGTGTATCTAGCACCACTAATATACACGGATTTACCAGTGAAGTCAATACCATTTGGTAAATTATCACCAATAAAATGTAGGACACCACTCTGATAATCAAAGAACCATTCGTCGTTATTACCAGAGCCAACACCAAAAACTTGATCGCCACCAGATGCTGCATTGGAAGCATCACCACTAGTATGTATATAAACTTTCACACCGTATGTGGCACCAATCTCAGTTGGAATCCAGTCTGTTGATCCTGTTTTCCATGTCCTGTTCGCTGTTGCTGTACCATCAGCAGTACACTCAACAGGTGCAGATGTCGGATAGACTGTGACAACACCAGACGATGATCCTGGCATGACTGAAGGAATAGAACCAGAGTTTTTCCAAACACGGTCACCACGAAGCAGCAATGGGCTTGCGATTGATTCGTTTGGTGCTTTCTTGTTAGCATTTGTATCTGTCTTCGTTAGACCATATCCAATCTTTTTGAATAGATAGTCTAACTTCTGTGCGTCGGAGATAGCCATTTAACTTGCGACTCCCACGCTTAGTGCTGTTACCGATTCACCGCTCGCTAGAGCAATTCTAACCAAGACCACGTTACCTGTAGAATTGGACATGTTTTCGCTTCCTAGTGTTAGGGTCTTGGACCCGCTTAGACTTGTACCTGTTAGGATTCTATCACCATTTGTGAAAGCACAACCATCAGAACCGTTACCGCCATTCCCTGTATCACTACCAGGAACA